CTGTATTTGATGTTGCAAATGAACTCCATAATAAAGGATATAAAAAGGTTAGAATGGTTGTAGGTTCAGATAGAATCAAAGAGTTTGATATGCTATTAAACAAGTACAACGGAGTCAAGGCAAAACACGGTTTCTATAAATTTGATTCTATAGAAGTTGTATCTGCAGGAGAACGAGACCCCGATGCAGATGACGTAAGTGGAATGAGTGCAAGTAAACTTAGAAAATATGCAGAGTCGGGAGACTTTGATAACTTTAAACTAGGAGTTCCTTCTAAGAAAAATAAAGACATAGAAGGTCTATACAAAGACATTCGTAAAGGAATGGGTATTGCAGAAGGAAACCTACCATCGTATATGATGGAAGACTTAATTACAGAAGGTGTATACGACCCTGGCACATTCAAGGCAGTGTTCCTAATGGGTGGGCCTGGAAGTGGTAAATCAGAAGTGGTCACTGGTCTTGCTCTAAAAGCACTAGGACTTAAGTTAATCAATACAGATAGTGCATTTGAGAAAGGTCTTGAAAAAGCAGGATTATCATTAGACCTTAGAGGTGCAGACATGTCTAAGATAGACCCTATTCGTGCAAGAGCAAAAGCAGTTACTAAGATAGGTATGGACATGTATATGGATGGTAGATTGGGACTTATCTTCGACACTACAGGAACAAATCGCACTAAAATCAGGGCATACAAAAGGAAACTAGATGTAATTGGGTATGAATCTAAAATGGTCTATGTTCAAACATCACTAAAGAATGCACAATCTAGAAATCAAGCGAGACCTCGTAAAGTTCCACCCGAAACTGTTACTCAATATTGGAACAAATCAAATGCATCTGCAATCGAGATGCAACAAATATTTGGTAAAGACTTTATTAAGATAGAAAATGATGATACACTTAATGCACTTAAAAAGAAGACAACTAAACTATATTCACAACTTATGACATGGACTTCCAAGTTTCCAAAGAATAACATAGCTAACAGGTGGAAACAGCAAGAATTACAGTCTAAAAAGACCTAAATAGTATTATGGACTTATTAAACAAATTATTAGAAAAGAAAAAAGTCGCACAAGATAAAGATATCAAAGACCGTGACGGAACGCAACCTAAGAAGTATTTTGCAAAAGATGCTGAGGGTGACGATATGGCAAAGTCCACAAAGGCTGCACGTGCAAGACATTTTGAAAAGGGTAGAAAGTCTGCAGATGATGATGACTCTGCATACGAACCTGCACCAGGCGATAAGTCTGCAGAAACAAAACCTTCACAACACACTAAGAAATATAAGAAAATGTTTGGAGAAGGGGAACAAGACGAGTGTTGGGATGGATACACACAAAAAGGTATGAAAAAGAAAGGAGATAGAATGGTTCCTAATTGTGTTCCCGAATCAGTAGAAGAAGGTAAGCTGGTAGACACTTACCATAATATCTTAGATATCATTCTTCAAAAAATAAAAATAAAGGTAGAAAAAGAGTACAAAAAGAACTCTGAAAGAGGAGTTGGAATCATTAACACATTGGGTGCAATGGTTGGTCATAAAGTTACAGACAAACAACAACAAAAGGATAAGTTATTCCTTAAGTTTGGTGAAGAAACAGAAATCCAAGAAGATGCAGCTGTAGATGCAGCTCAACTTAAGGCAAAACATGCAGAAGAACTGGAAAGACTTAAGGCAAATCACGAAAAGGAGTTAGAATCACTTCAAGATAGACACGATAGAGAATCTAAAAGAGTAGACGATTCAAAAGAAAAGGAAACACAAGACAAACAAATTCAATCAAAACGTGATGCAGATAGAAAATCTGCAGAAAAGAAAAAGGAATCACAATCTGAACAGTTAGAAGAGAGTGTAAATATTAAGAAAGCACTATCTAAGATTAAAGGATTATCAAAGAAACAAATGGATTTTCTTCAATCATTACCTCAGGCACAACTTACCGTAATTGCACAACAATTAAGTTCACTTGTAATGGGTGAGAGTTATGCAAAAGATAGAGCTAAACGACTTAAAGATACTCTTAAGAAACATGATAAGAGAATGATGAAGTCTGCAAAAGACTCTATCAAGAAATACGAAAAAGGTAGGAAAGAAGAGACCGAAGTCGAAGAAGACAGAGATTACAAAAAGGAATATGCGAACTACCACTCAGACCCCGAACAAATCAAAAGACGTACAAAAAGAAATGAAGCACGAAGAAGTTTAAAGGATAGGAAGGATATTGAAGGAAAGGATGTACACCATAAGGATAACAATCCTATGAATAATGATAAGTCTAATCTATCAATCGTATCACAAAAATATAATAGGTCTGAACCAAGACTTAGAAAATTAAAAGAGAAGGGGTTACTACCAAATGGCAGGAAATAAACACGACAACGGAGTTCACGAACAGGGAACAGACGAAACAAGAAATGCATATCAAGAAGATACGCCTGGTCAATCAGTAGAGAAGTATATCGAAGATAGGAATAAGGCATATCATGAAGAGGCCGCAGAGAAGAAAAAGAAACACTTCTCACAAGTGTTCCAAAACCCTTTAAAAGGGTTCCCTTACAATGAAGAGGTTGAAGTAAGTCTTAAAGAAGAAACAGAAGAAGAGATAGAAGAAAATGCAGACGCATCCCTTAAAAAGAAAGCAGAAAAGACTGGAATCTCTGTTGGTATTTTGAAACAAGTATACAGTCGTGGAGTCGCCGCATGGAAGACTGGACATAGACCAGGCACAACTCCTGAGCAATGGGGACATGCAAGGGTTAACTCCTTTGTCACCAAATCATCAGGAACTTGGGGTGGTGCAGATAAAGACCTTGCAAAGAAAGCTGGTGGATAATGAAAACATTTAAAGAACTTGCAATCAACGAAACACTTGATACACTTCAAGAGTCTAATACTAATCTATTAGACAATCCGTTTAGATTGGGTTCTATGATGTACTTTGAGGTAATCAAAGAGGCAAGAAAGAGATTAAACGAAGGTCGATACACACTTACAGAGGTCGACAAACAAATCTTAGAGACTGATTTAGGAGAGTTTGAGATATGTGAAGGTGAATTAGTACCTTTAGATTGTCCTATGATTATAGAAGAAGATGAAAAGGAACCCGAACTCAACAAACCAAAAGTCGGTGGTTCTAAAAAATACTATGTTTATGTCAAAGACGGAGATAAGGTCAAGAAAATTTCATGGGGAGACACAACAGGTCTCAAAGTAAAACTAGACAACCCAAAAGCACGAAAAAGTTTTGTTGCACGACATCAGTGTGATACTAAAAATGACAAAACAACTGCAGGCTACTGGGCATGTCGACTACCATACTATGCAAAACAACTCGGATTATCGGGTGGTGGGTCATTTTTTTGGTAGACTAAATATAAGGTATAATATGGATAATGTGATAAGCGAATATATGGGTAACAGTAGAAAAGCAGTTATCCGAAAAGAAAAGGAAGGATTTGAAGTAGATTTACTTCTAAATGATGCCGTTATAGAAACTAGAAAGGTGCATAATCATTCTGAAACATATGCAGAAAACGTTGCAGAGAACTATGTTCTAGGTGTATTTGACATCAAAGAACAGAATGGTTATAGTGGTTATTATGGGTACAGAGAAAAATCCGATAACTTCCATCCCGATTTAGACTAATGTCTAACCCATACATAGAAGAAGTGTTAGAACAACACGGAACGGGTTTAAAATTTATGGTTAGAAGGTTTCTACATGAGGTATCAGAAGAAGACCTAGTATGGCACAGAGACACTAAAAATAGAACCATACATATACTAGAAGGTTCAAAATGGAAATTACAGAAAGATGACAATCTTCCTGTAGAATTAAAAATAGGTGATGACTACTCTATAACTAAAATGGAGTACCATCGATTAATAAAAGGTGAAGGAGACCTCGTAATAAGGTTCCCAATTATATAAATAATAGTACTATGAGTTATAAATCAGAAAACTGGAAAGATAAATTAGAACAAGTCCGTTCGCACGTTCAATTAAAAGAAGGTTCAGTAGAGAAATCTGCAGAACAAATCATTGACGAAGAAATTGAGGCTGAACTAAGACTTTTTGAAACAGAAGAGACAACCGAGTCGATTTTAGAAGCATCTTCTGGCGATATGATTAAGAAAGTATTCAATACAGATAGTGAAACAGAATCTATGGGTATTGCAAAACTTCTCAGTATGACTGATGTTAAAGTCGCACTTGCAATGCAGAAACAAAATCCTAATGGATTTAAGAAAACTACATTCGCTATGGGTGCAGATAATAAACAGAAAGAAGTGGCTAGTCAAAAAACACTAGAAAAAATGTTTAAGAAAGCAGGTGTTAAACCAATACCTGAAGAAGTCGAAATCAAAGAAGAAAAACTTTCAGTAGAAAAAACAATAGAAAAGTTGACAGAAAAGAATATGTTAGGTAGACTTGCTAAATCAATGGAACTTAATGAAGACAATAAAGAAAAGTTATTTAACTATTTTGAACAAGGAGAACTAGAACAATGATACACAACCTACCTAAAGACTTATTAGAGGCATCAAAAACTTTACTACAAAACGGTAAAGACTATGATGAGTTCTTTGCATCTGCACTTAAAAAATTCGGTGTTAGTTCACCTGCTGATTTCAAATCAGATGAAGAGAAGAAGAAATTCTTCGACTATATAGATAAAAACTACAAAGCAAAAGAAGAAGAAGTAAAAGAAGAAGTTCTTGATGAAAACATTCAAAAAGTTATTAAGATGTATTCAAGAGATAATGACTGGAAAAAACTTGTAATGAAATACCGAAAAGATATCGAGGCAATGAGAAAAAATTCAAAAGATTTACCAGCTAAAGTAGAAGATGAATTACTTACATGGGGATTTGAGAATGGCGAAATCAAAAACGAGGATGACGCAGAAAGTTTTATTGACGATATCTTAAACGCATAGGATAATACTATGAACTTATTTCACGAACTAAAAAAAATTGCAAGACAAGAAACTGTTGATGAAGTTTCCATGTCTGCAATGATTAAAAAGGCCATAGATATTGCAACCTCAATGGGTGGTAATATGACAGGTGCTGTTAACAGAATCGAAAAAATCAAAAAAGGGTTATCAAAAAATAAGAATGTATCAAAAGCATTACAATTAGCAAACGAAGAAACTGTATCAGAGAAATTCAAACCCGACACAATGAAAGGATTTGAAAGAGTCACCGACCTATATGTTCAGTTCAGAGGTGATGAAAACCAATCTAAGAAAGACTTCGAACAGGCAAAGAAAATCGTATCTACATACAGTAAGAAACACAAATTAGACATTAAAGACAATCCAAGAAATAAAGTATTTGGAAGTCCTGAAGAAGGTTCAAGTGCATACAAAGTAAGTATCTTTGCAAAACTTACTAAAGACGCAAATCACGATTTAAGACCATTATATACCGAGTTATCTAAGTTAAAAACTGCAGAAGACCATGGTGTTGGTCTTTCAAAACCAATCAAAGAAGAAACTATATCAGAAGCTAAAAACCTTATGCCTGATGTCCAAAAGATAGTTGACACTAAGAGTGCATCTAAAGTTGGTGGTCACATGATTGATTTATTTACTGCATCAATGATTTCACAAATCTATTCTAAAGTTAATGACCAAAACAAAAAGAAAATGGAAAACTCAAACATTGTAATACTTGTTGGTCTTGCACAAAAAATGATGCAAAAAAATTCAGTAGAAAAGGATGGAGAAACTATATCAGAAAAAGTAGAGTATGCAGAATACAAATTCAAAAACAAAAATGATGCTCAGAAGGCATTAGACTACTTTAAAAGTCAACAGAGAATTGAATTAGACATTAATGATGATGGTTTAAGTCAAGGTGAACTTGCAATTGATGCTGGTAAAAACGACATGACTAAACAACACAAAGAAGTGTTAAAGAAATTCAAACCTAAAGTTCTAACAACAGAAAATGCAACTGCACAACAGGCCGCAATTGCAATCGCAAAGAAAAAGAAAAATGAATCTGTTATGGATGCATACAGAGAAATGTGGGAAGAAAAACTCAACGAAGAGACGATTGTTTATAAAGTTAAAGGTATACAGAAACCTGAAATGGATAAATTCAATACATCTGCAAAGATGATGAAGTTAAAGGTATCATTTAAAAAACAGGGTAGTGATACTCATGTAACTATGACTGGTACTAAGAAACAATTGAGAGACTTTGACTCAGTTGCAAGAGGTAAATCATCATATGGTGACCCATCTTCAGTACAACACTTTGACGAGAAATAATATGTCATATAAAAGTTTAGTACAAGTAATTAAAGAACATAATACACCAGTTGAACTTTTAGAGATTCAACAGAAAGAAGTTGATGCATTAAAGAAATTGTCTAAGGACATGCAGTCAGTTCTAAAAGGATATCAGTCTATCGTAAAGATGGGTGACAAAGAACTTAAGGACAGTAAGTATAATAAAGATTATGAAGCAGTTCTTAAAGCAAGAGACACCATTTTCTCTTTGATTGGTAAAGTAAACACTCAGAAGATTTTAAACAAAGAAGAAGTGGAAGTAATCGAAGAAGACTTAATGGTTGAAATGATAGATATCAATAAGGCAAGAGAGTTGCCAGATGATGTTCAGAAACAAATCAAGGATGCAAAAAAAGAATACGATTCTAAATGGTCGGGGGTCTTTGTTCCTATGGGTAAAGACGGTTCTTCTCAAAGAAAAGAATATGAGAAAAGAGGAAAGGAATTTAAAGCTGCATCTGCTAAATATAAGGCATTACTTACAAAACATAAAGTGATGACAAAGTAATGGATAGAGTTTTAACAGCAGACGCAAGATATAAAATCTTCAAAGAGAAGATAAAAAAACTTGGGTATGTTAAAGATTCTGCAGTAAAGACAAATAAAATCATGGAAAAAATTGGTGATTTTGGAATGATGTCTGATGCAGGGAATAAGAAGATTGCTCGTGCAGTATCACAATCTAAGAACGAAAAGGAACTTAGACAAAAATTAGAGAAAATCTCTAAGATGGCAAACGGTAAGTATGCAGAAGCAGGTGAAGATGAAGTCATCAGAACTGCTGTGGGTGCATTATCAGATACATCTACTGGTACACAATCATGGGCAGATAAAAACGTATTTGTACAAATAGGTCAGCTGAGAGATTTAAGTAATGTGAAGGACGGAGAGATATCAACTAACGATAATAAAAAGACTAAAATTACACGAGATGATGCAATCAAAGTTTATAACACATTAATGAAAGTTAAGGCGCCTCTTAGGCATAAATACATACAGTTATTACAGAAAGATGCTAAATCTTTCAAAAAGACTTTTGATACAGTATTAAAAGTCGCAAAATAAAAATTTAGGAGAATATCATGGCATTATGGGGAATTACATCAGGAACAGAGGATAAACCAAAATACCTAAAACAGGAAGATAAAAACAACACTGTTGCAAAGGCAGAAGGTTGGGTATTAAAGAAAGCTGTTGGTTCAAGAAACTTGGAAGAGATTCTTGTTGCAGTAGGTTCTGCTACTAACCTTGCAACTGCAATCGCAGAGGCAACAATTACTGGAGTATGGTTCAAGGCTGCATCATACGACCAAGGTGATACTGCAACTGTTGTTATTAACTGGAATGAAAATGTAGATATCACTAACGGTGCAACATTAGTTGTTACTGGTTCAGTCACTGGTTCAATCACTGCAACTGCAGCTGCACAAACTGGTGTTAACAATGGTGAGTTCACATTTACAGT